ATGTTTTACAGCCAGATACATCCGTACAAGACATCTACTTTACTAGCAGAAAAGAAGACTTCTCAACCCTACCTTACACTATGGTTATAAGGGAGGATGGAACAGGTGAAGAACAAACTATATCAGACATAGGAATTGGCGGTGAAGGTGCTTTGGGTAGCATAGAGCAGGATATTTATTCTGTTAAACTAAGGTTAGACCCCACACCAAGTATATTAATAAAGGAAGACGGTAATTTTAGTGTAGAAATAAAAGACCTTGAAGACGATTTAATTTGGAGAGGTAAGATTTACTCTACATCTCAAGTTGACTACAATGTTAAACACAAACTGTCTAAAGAGGTTTACACGCAATACAATCCTGTAGACGATAACACTTACGTTATAAACTAATATGGAAGAAAAAGGCAAGGAACAGGCTAATGTTAGGGTTTTAAATCTATCATCCTACACAACACCAGAACTAAAAGAAGAGTACAATAGAGACTATGTTTTATTTGGTGATAAAAACTGTTACTATTCAGAATTAGTAGACTACTTTTTAGATAGTGCTACAAACTCTAGGTGTGTAAACGGTATCAGTGATATGATTTATGGTAGGGGGTTAGAGAGCCTTAACTCTGACTTGTTCCCAGAAGACTACGTTAAATTCAAGAGGTTACTTAAGCCTACAGACGTAAAGAAGATTACGCAAGACTACTACTTGTTTGCTAGGGCAGCGGTTCAAATAACCTACAACAAAGCTAAGACAAAGATATTAAAAGTATCTCACTTTCCGCAAGAAACTTTAGCTTGCTCCAAGGCTGTTGGTGGTGTTATAAAGAGTTACCATTATTGTCCAGATTGGAGTAAAAAGAAGCCTAGCGACAAGACCAAGGTTATTCCTGCGTTTAGATGTGGCTCTAAAAAGCAACTTAACGAGATATACATTATCAAACCTTATATGCCTAAGTTCTACTATTATGCGCCTGCATTCTATCATGGATGCTTGCAGTACGCAGAACTAGAAGGCGAGGTGTCTAACTATCATATCTCCAACATACAAAACGGATTACAACCTTCTTTATTTATAAACTTTAACAACGGTATTCCCAGTGAACCAACTCAAAACCTTATAGCAAATAAGATTAACGACAAGTTTGGGGGGACATCAAATGGAGGTAGAACAATTATAGCTTTCAACAATAGCAAGGAAGAGCAAGCTGATATACACCCTATACACTTGCCAGATGCTCATGCACAATATCAATTCCTTTCTGATGAGGCTAGAGAAAAGATTATGCTAGGTCATGGTATTGTATCTCCAATATTACTAGGTATTAAAGACAATACAGGTTTCGGTAACAATGCAGAGGAATTAAGAACTGCGTCTATATTGATGGACAATGTTATTATCAGACCTAGACAAGACGAGTTAATCTCCGTATTCAAGGAAATACTTGAGTTCAATGGAATTATACAAGATCTGTACTTTGTAACTCTACAACCTATAGAATTTACAGAGTTAGACAATATCTCAACTAAGATCAAAAGGGAAGAGGAAACAGGTGAAAAACTATCCTCCGACAAGGAAGTTGATCTAAAAGACTTTGATGAGGAAGAGGGTGATGACATGATTAAGCAATTAGAGGGTCTAGGAGAGGTTTTAAGCGATGATTGGGAGCTTATACATAGCGAAAGATACGAGGATGAAAAAGAGTCCGTTAAAATGGCTGAAATAAAGTATTCTGATAAAGTGTCTAAAGAGGATGATGACACCTATAAAGTTAGATATGCTTATATGCCTGTTAGAAAGAATCCAAAGAGTAGGGATTTTTGTAAGAGGATGGAGTCTTTGACAGAGAAAAAAGTTGTATTTAGAAAGGAGGATATTAATATGATGTCTTTTAGAGGTGTAAACAAGAAGCTGGGTCACAAGCAAAGAAACTATAGTTTACTAAAGTATAAGGGTGGCAAGAACTGTCATCACTATTGGGAGTTAAGAGTGTATAGAAAAAGCAGCGGAAGAAAGGTTAGTCCAGATAAGGCTTATGAGAATGGTTTAGGTCAACCTAGCAATCCTAGTGAGATGACTGTTAGACCAACAGATATGCCTAATAACGGAGCTTACCCAACAACGTTGAGTAGAATTAAGAATTTTTTTAAATGAGTAAAGCACTTTTCATAACGGTAAAGGATTTAAAGGAGCGTTCTATAGTAGATGGTAATACTGATGCAGATAAGTTAATACACTTCATTGAAGTGGCTCAAGACATACATATACAGAATTACTTAGGAGGTAGGTTGTACGATAAGTTTCAGACTATTATACTCAATGGAACTATAAACGACACTGTTAATTCTGACTATAAATCTCTTAGAGACGAATACATAAAGCCTATGCTTATTTGGTTTACTCAAGTTGAATACTTCCCTTTTGCTGACTTTGCAATCACTAATAGTGGTCTGTCGAGAACAAGAGGTGAAAACGAGGATAGCATTGGTGATACAGAGATTCTTAGAATGGAATCTAAATTAAGAGATAGGGCAGAGCATTATACTAATAGGTTTGTTGACTATATGTGCTTTAACTCGACTAAGTTCCCTGAGTACACTCAGAATCAAAACGGAGATATGTACCCAGATAGAGACCCTGACACGTTTTCAAGTTTCGTACTATAATGGTAGACAATAAAAAAAGATACAAGATAAAAAAGCACGTAGCACTTAAGATAGACAAGTACTACAGGGAAGTTATAAAAGAAGAAAAGGAAAAAGATGGCAAACGAAATATATAGTAAAACATGGTGGGGAAAAGCCTACCCAGACGGTTTCGGAGCTATATACTACGACTTCACTAATGGCGATACAGACCTCACAAATCAGTTTGAGAGTAGGGTAGCTTTAGATGGCGGGGTGGTAGAGTCTATAGAGTGCTTTAACGCTGTAAGTTGGAATACTAGCGATAAAGACTGGTCATTTATGATTAGGGTTTCTGATGACGGAGGTATTCTTGAATCTTTTGACTGTATAAACTAAAAAAATAAATATAATAAAATGAGTACACCAACAATAGCGAATATACCTACAGCTTATAAGGCGGGTAAAATATATTCACAATTACCAGTAGACGGTTCTGCTGATCTTGATGTAACAAGAAACTCTACAGCGACTAGAGTTAACCAAGATGGTTTAATAGAAGAAGTAGCTGTTAATGTTCCTAGACTGGACTACACTGCTGGTGGATGCCCCGTGTGGTTAATAGAGCCTCAGAGTACAAATAAAATTACTTATAGTGAGGATTTTAGTCAAAGCGATTGGAGTAAGGCAAGAATAACAATACAAACAGGGCAGTCAGATGTCTTTGGAGGAAGTGCAGCGTATTTAGTAAGCAATACAACGGATAATGACTCTCACGCTTTAATTCACAGTACTATAACAGGGTTAACCGCATCAACTAGCCACTCTATTTCTTGTTTTATTAAGAAAGGCACTTCTAACAAAGTAATGCTAAGAGACGCTACTATTGGTGGGTATCTAGCTTATGATTTTGAGAATGATACTGTGTTGGATACCAATAGCTTAAGCGCACAATCAATAGTTAGTTATGGAAGTGGTTGGTATAGGGTTTCTATGACTACTTTATCAAGTGGTAGTGGGCAATTAAGACCAAGTATTTATATATTGGAAGACAGCTATGTTAGTGGCTCTCCAAGTTCTTATGCTGGAAGTACGAGTGAAAATTTCATAGTTACAGGTTTTCAATTAGAGGAATCTTCAGGGTCTACATCTTACATTCCCACAGATGGCGAATCGGGAGGTGTAACTCGTTCGGCAGACGAGTTTTCATTAGATACGTCTAGCTTAGGCTTATCTGAGATTACGGAAACCTTTTCTGATGACTCAACAAATGTAGTAACCCCAGTGCCTTCAAACTACGTGGTTTCAGAAGGTAAGATAAAAAAAATAGAAGGAGAATGAGAATAGGTAAGTATGAATTTGATAGCCGAGAGCAAGCTGAATCAAAAATAAAAAATCTAGGCATCGACCACCCTCACAGTGTATTCAAGATAGGGAACACAGCTTTAGAGGCTGCTGAATACGACGAAGAAGGAGAATTAATAAAAGAAGCTGTCTACTCTACTAAGTACAGTGTAGATGTTTTATTTGTAGGATTAGATGACCACCCTTATGGATGGAAGAGTTATGCTGTAGACCCTCAAGGCGATGGAGTACATTCTTTTATGGGGTTAAAATACCAAGATTATAAGTTTTAATTATGACTGAAAAGATATTAGAGTTTTTAGGTAAGGTCATGTACTCATGGGTGAATAAAGTGCCTAAGGACAAATTAGCTCACTTCTTTGCATCTAGCGTACTATTGTTTGTGCTGCTAGTGTTTCTAAACCCTATACTTGCTTACACCTTAGTGTTAGCGTCAGTAGTG